TATGGTAGGCAAGATAGACCGCGTATTCTCTATCGGTGATCGGCGGTATATCCATGAGTACAAGAGTACGTCCGCCTCACTCGAACCTGATTCCCTATACTGGGGGCACCTGCGGCTCGATACGCAAACCCGCTTGTACGCCTACGCTGCCGAACGAATTGGGCTAGGCAGCTGTGGTTTGCTGTACGACGTATGGCGAAAGCCCGCAATCAGACCGAAGAAACTGACCCAGGGCGATAGCAAGAAATTCGTGGCGGACGGCTTGTATTGTGGTGAGACGTTTAGCGTAACGGGTACGGGGGGCCTTGGGATTGTTGTAAACGGGAGAGGGGCCGAAGTAGAGCCGGGAGCAAAAGAAGGTACTTTCGCTATCCGCGAAACTCCCCAGATGTTCGGAGCCCGGCTGCTCGAAGAGATCACGACGAACCCCGAGAAGTACTTCGCTCGTAAAGAAGTCGACCGCAGCGAGGCTGATATCAAATCGTTCGAGCATGAGCTATATGCGATCTACAAAACCATAAGCCACATGAGGAAGACAGGACATTGGTACCCAGGTGAGACCTCGTGTGAAGATCGTGGAAAGTGTGATTTCATAAGTAGCTGCTACTCGCACCATGCGATAGCGGAAGACGAAACCCCAGCCGGATTTACGAAGTTCGGCCAGTAAAGGAGAACAAAATGACCTCGCGACCTACAATACCTTCACTGAAACCACCCGGACGACCGGCTCCGCCGTCGCGGGCCGCCGCCACGAAGAAACAGTTTGCCATCCAGAAGTTCGACACTTCAAATGTGGGGCAAAAAATTATCCTGTATGGCAAGAACGGGCGCGGTAAATCGACGCTTGCCGCCCTGGCCCCCAGGCCGGTTTTTATCCCGGTTGATACTGGCGCTCAGAATATACATCACCCGGAAACCGGCGAACGCCTGGACTGTATCCCAGGCGTGGAAACTTTCGACGACTTGAGAGATGCGCTCCAGCAGGCTGTGGATATGGACTTCGATACATTAGTGATCGATACCATCACGAAGACAGAGACGACCTACGCTATTCCGTGGACTCTCCAGCATGTACGAGGGCCTGGCAATAGCACGGCGGCGGACATTGAGTCCTATGGCTACAGCAAAGGCTTCCGATATTTGTTCGATACGATGGGGCTGCTGCTGTCCGATATGGATAGGCTCGCGGACCAGGGAAAGAATATCCTTCTGCTGGCCCAACAGGAGAATCACCGAGTAGCGAACGCCTCCGGCGATGATTACGTGTGCGCCGGGCCTAATTTAAACAGCCGCAACCCCTCTACACTCAGTCTGTATTGCGAGTGGGCGGACCACATTCTACGTTTGGATTATGCAAACCTGGTTGTCGATAAGGAGAATCCCAAAGCCGCCAAAGGTAAGGCAATCGGCGACACCACGCGGGCTATCTACTCGGATGCGCAAGTTCACTTTATGGCTAAGAGCCGCCAACTGCCGAACGGCTCGTTCCTGCCACCAGTTATAGCGTTTGAAACCAAAGAGGACTCCAGCGTTTGGAGCCTGATGTTCGCAGAATAATTTCAAAGGAGAAAATATGCTAATCAATCAAGAAGGTTACTATCGTGGCGTGATTATGTCCGGCGGAGTTGGCGAGTCCAGCGGCGGATACCCGCAAGTCGTGCTGTCTCTTCGGGCCGACGAAATCCATAGCGAGGGCGACGAGTACGTAGCCGCCGATCCAGCCGCTAACGAGGTGATGTATTACGGCGTGCTGTTCGATAGCAAAGATCGTGAGACGTTGAACAGCAAGCAGGTAAAGAAGATCACTGGATGGACTGGAGATAGCTTCGACAGCCTGGACACTCTACTCGACGCGGGCGAGGTCCCCGTACAGTTCCGCGTCGAATGGCGCGAGTATGATGGCAATACGACGCTACAGTGTACCTGGATCGATCCAGCAGGGGCTTCCCCGGTACGCGGCGTGAATAAGCTGGACGCCTCGGCTATGAAGGCTTTGAACAGTAAGTACGCGGCCCTGCTGGCCAAGACGAAGGCTCCAGCGAAGCCTGCATCCGCTCCAGCCAAGGCTCCAGCTAAGGCTCCAGCCAAAGCCACAAAGCCCAAGGCTCCAGCCAAAGCCAAGGCCCCAGAGATACTTTCCCCGGCTCCTGCCCCGGTAGATGACCCGCGCGACCCGGCGGATGCCCCTTGGAACCAGGAAGCCAAACCCTCTGGACGCCCTTCCGCCCCAAGTGTTGGAACCGTATGCACTGCTGATGAAGCCTGGGCGGCAGTATCAGAGTCGCGCCGCAAGGATGTATCAGACGACGATTTGGCAACGGCGTGGCTCAACGCAGTGAAGGACGCCGCCCCGAACGGTGTCGAATCGATGCTTACCGGGGAAGGGTGGTTTAAAATCAAGGAAGCGATTATCTCCCAGGTCGGGTAAACACGGCTGGATAGCCGCTTAACGATACTCGTTTTCGTTCTCCTTTCTCAATAGCCCCCGGCCCGCATGGAGGCCGGGGGCGCAGGGATGGTTATGAAACAGAAGCCTCTTACCAAGAAGCAGATACAAGCCCTGTACACCGCGACACTGGCCAACGTACAGCGGTTCCCCGCCCTGGCGGAGGCCCTGGCGGAGCAGCTTCGCGTGTCGCCCGAAGCAGTACTAGCCCACGACATAGGCTATTACCCAGACCGCCACGTATGGATTTTCCCCGAGCGAGATGAATACGGGGAAGTAATCGGGCTGACTACCCGCACCATGGACGGGAAGAAATTTATGGTGCCGGGCTCTAAACGGGGGCTATTTTATAATGTAAACCAGACCGTGGGCGACATATACGACCGCCTACAGTGGGTTCGCACAAGCAAGGACCGCCCCTGCCCGCTATGCGGAAAACCCGACGGGTGTTTGTACCCGGAAGGAGAGTACGAAGACCCGGCAGCGGTAATTTGTCGAGTAAAATCAGAAGGCGCATTACGACCCATGGGGCTGGGACACTTGTTCGTTCTCGACGAAGTGCGGAACGCTACTCGTACTACCAAAGTATCCGCGATGGCGGTATCGAACCGCCCGACGCTAATAGTAGAGGGCGGCTCCGACGTACTCGCGGCGTATGATTTGGGATTCGTAGCGGTGGGGCGGCCCAACGATAAGGCGAAGCTTGATTTATTGGCCGCCTTGGTAGCCGGTAAGCAAGTGTGCGTAATAGGGGAAAACGACGCCGGGGCGGGCGTAGAAGGCATGGAGGCGACGTTCGCCAGGCTGTACCAGGTGTGCCCTAATTGCACAAAGCTGCTACCGCCTAAAGGGGTAAAAGACCTACGCAAGTGGCTTCACGCGGGCTTGACGCCTGACGAATTACTGAGCCAGATAGAGCATTGCGGTAAATCCGTACTAGACCCCAGTATTTTCCCGTCAGACATAGCTCATACAATCGCGGATCAGTGGCTACATGAGAGGTATTACGAAAACGGATCGCTGTTACTTCGTACCTTCCGCAACGAGTATGTGCTATTCGATGGCCATTGCTATCGGCCAGTGGTTAAAGAGCTTATTCATGGACGGCTATATGATTTTCTACAAGGCAAGAAGTACACGGACGCGATGGGGGCAATCAAGCTATATAAACCAACCAAGGCGAAAATAGGCGATATACTCGACGCGTGTACTGCGTTCTGCCCTATCGCGGCGGACCCGCCGGTATGGTTGACGAAGGAGGGCGGTCCTGATCCATCCCGCCTAATCGTGTTCCAGAACGGCGTCCTTAACGTGGATGAATATATAGCTGGTCACATAACCTTAACGAACCCAGACCCGAGGCTATTCTCGTTCACGGTGCTGCCGTATAACTTCGACGAGAACGCTGAGTCGCCAATGTGGGAGGATTTCCTTGACGAGATATTTAACGAAGACCAAGACAAAGTCCAGCTTATGGCGCAGTGGCTAGGGTATAATTGCGTACCCGACATGTCCTACGAAAAGTTGATGCTGTTCCAAGGTCGGCCAAGGTCAGGCAAAGGCACTTGCTTAGAGGCAATGCAGGCCCTGCTCGGCATCGATAACTGCGCGGTAACGAACTTTACGCAACTCGCTACTCAGTTCCCTTATGAGACACTGATAGGCAAGCTATCTGCATCCATAGCAGAAGCAAAAGCTATCCGCCAGGGAGAATCCGATTCGGTTCTCGAAAAAATACTGACTATAGTTGGGGCGGATCAGGTCGGGGTAAACAGGAAGAACATAGCCGCTATACCTATGGTGCGGTTGTTCTGCCGGTTTACTTTCGCCATGAACGATCTGCCACACTTTACGGATCATTCAGGAGCATTTGAAGCAAGAACCAATCTGCTTACATTCGACAACTCATATATAGGTCGAGAGGATAGAACGCTAAAACAACGTATACGCAGGGAAGCCGCCGAGGGCAGGCTGATAAACTTCGCTCTACGCGGCCTACAGGACCTCTACCAGAATATCGACTTTATCCTGCCCCGCTCGTCGGCCTTGGTTATGCGAACCTTCCGCGAACTGGTATCGCCTATCTCTACTTTCGCGGACCGGTGCCTGCGGCCTAATTCAGAAGGCGCCGTACCCCTGGCCTATCTATACTCTATGTGGCGGTGGTGGTGTGAGCGGGAGGGCCTGCGATACACGGCTAAGAGTACTTTTGTACGCAATCTTCTCGCTGCCATGCCGGATGCGGTTCATGTGCGAGAAGGAGAAATCGATAACCAAGAACAAGTATTAGCGGGCATTGAGGTCGTAGACTGGGCCACTAAAGAAATGATGAAAGGGGTTTGATATGGTTAGAGTTGAGATGGTTAGTTTTGGTTGGACGAAAGGAGTTAGGTATGCCTTTATAGGGTACATGACTGTCGGGCTATATAACCAAGGCCGAGCACTTCTAGGGTTCAACTATTACAAGTGTAAACGTAGCGGGGTAGCCACAATGCGGGTCCACATACTATACGTTCGCTTTAAGATTGGCGGTGGTGTAATATGAACAATAACAGCTTATTTAAAAACAGTCAGGTAACTGAATACGACAGGAAACTGTTATCGCACCAGGCGAAAGGTTTACCGGAGCCAAGATGGCGGCATAAGTCGCTAGACCAGTTTACCCGAGAGGAAATACTACAGATGCTGAAGATTGCCATGAAGGATCGCCAATACTACATGGATAAATTTTTTAGTCGGGGCCTAATATGAACGAGAAACTACTGTGGTATATAAACCTGACTATGGCGGTAGTCGTTCTGACTACGCTGTTACTTGGCGGGTGTCTAGGCAGCAAGCGGG